CATATAGATTGTGAAAATCCCTCAATGAGCGCGTGATAGTCCCTGATGATTTTTTATTATAGTATATATCATCATCTGCGATCAGATCGGGAATTCCCATTCCGGTTGTTATCATTTCTTCGGTAATGGGATTATGAATAGAATTCCAGACACTTTGCGCAACGTGATAAGCATTTCCGTAATTTCTTCCACCACTCCTATAATCAGCTGTCTTATCTAAACGAACTTTAATAGGAACCCACTGCCAAAATTTGTCCCTCGTCTGATCATACTTAAATTCAACAATCATTTCATCCTCTATAACGGATGTTTTATCTTCAGTTGTCATTATTTTTATATTACCCGTGTCCTCTAGTACTAGATTGCATAGATATGCTGGATACTGAGGGGTCGGATTCATAGGATAAAACGGAACTGGTTTGTATTGTGATGCCTCTTCCCGCGTAGTTTGTCTTGGCAATCTATCTTGTATAATATCTTCACAGGGATTTAAATAACCGTCGCGCCTTTCGTCAAATCCGACGCGCAATTGCAATGTTTTATATTGCGTCATGTTGTCTACCGCTCTCATGTCGTCACCTTGTTCAAATATATTTTTGACAATATCAACACCACCTTCAGATTTCATAGTCGTTACCAGGAAGTCAATAGTATTATGCTCCGGAGGTTTCCATTTGAAAGACGCGCGCCAGGTCCTCTTAACTGGATCCAATACCTCACCTGCTCTTTCGCTACCAACGCCTGTATTTGCAGGCGTAAATATCAATCCATCTGTTTCATATTCAAATAAATTATCTCTAACTCGCTCAAGGATAGTCCTACAGTTTTGGAAAATAGCATTGTTTTTACTATCAGAATAATGGAACTCTTTGGCTTTTATTTTTATTGGAATATCACCCGAACTAATAACTGATTGCAACTTTAAATGTGTCATAAATTTCTTAAGAGCGACTAGTCGCCCACGTTCATCCATATCTGTTACAACACCACCATCATCTGTTACCTCGGTTTCTTCATAAAATGGCTGATCTCTTAGATCTTTCTTATTGATATAGTAAATATCAAATGCAAGATAATTATTAATAAACAATCCATATTTATTATGCGGAACGTGTTCGCCATCCAATATTGAATTGAATATTTCTTTGACTTTAGTGACTGCCCCTGTAAATTGAACATTCATATTTACGTCTATCATATAAATCTTACCTTTACTGTTGATAAATAACAGTTTCCTAATACCATCTGCTTTTTCTGTTACTGTATATGGTGATCTAATATTAGGAACGACCATATCATCAGTTAGTGGTGCGATATTTGGACGCTCAAGGGAAATGGACGATGGTCCAACAAAATCCCTTGTTCTAATCCGTCTCGCAGGAGGCTCCTTATAGAGTACCTCCATGTATTCTCCAAGAATGCTATCTTGCTCTGTATAAGATATGGGAAAATTTGAATTCTGTATACCAGACATCACATACTTAATCGTCTCCCTTAGTTTACTTAGCAAATGTGCCCCATCACCAATATAATTACTATTATCTACTTCAATCTCAATCTCATATGTTTCGGGATTATTCAGTACGCCGGAACTTTCAATTCTAAATTCAGGTACTAATCGCCGACCAATCTTTTTTGAAGAGCGAACTACACTACAATCTATACGAACGGGAAAATTTTGCGGATCTCCCCCGAAACCTCCTAAGTTATGTTTTTTGAACGAGAATCTTTTAATAAGGCGAAACACCTTCTTTTTTTCATTCCATGATTGTAACAGATCTTGAACAATACCAAAGTCCTTTTTCAAGACCTTTTCTTCTTTATAATTTACTCTAAATCTAAAGTCGTCAAAATTTATAGGGAATAATTTTTGTCCATTATGAACCTTGATAACCTTCTGCATAAAACTGACTGATGGAGGAGGATTACTGAAGTCAAAACCATTATTTTTACAATAATCTTGAATATTTTTAATACCGGCGATAGTTGTACGAATATTTCCAATACCTGTTTTGCCTGTTTTTTGATCTATATATTGATTTTGAATATTTAAATGATATTGTCCGGAAGAAGTTGTAGTCCACGCCAAAGATTTCAACTTTGAAATAACCGACTCGAATTCAATCTGGGTTAAATTTCTTTTATAACCGAATACGACTTCCAATTCATCGTTTTTATGATTCTGCCCTGCACCAGGTCTAGTACCTGATGCATAAATATCCGTATATTCCACTAATTTTGCTGTGGGTGTTTTATCATCTGACATTGTATATATATACGTTAATATAATTATGTTTAATTCAATTTAAAATTTGCTACTAATCATACCATATAGCTGTTTTTTAGTATATTTCTTACCATTTTCGTCCAAAAGCTGGATTTGTAATTTATTACATATTTCCTTTATAGTCCCAACTTTATAACTAGATATCGCCGCCAAAGGTTTATTAATATTGTCTATTACCCAAAAATTTACCATATACTCATTTATTAGGTTTGCTCTACTTTCCTCTGTATGTTGCGATAACATAAAACCATGGTCTGACTCCATAATTAGCGAAAAAGGTGTATTTCCCACATTTTTCTGTGAATATATTAATCTACCCTTTACAATCATCGGATTGATATTTTTAATAGCACAAATGCAAAAAAATGTATTCATGGAAATGCGCTTTTCGGAAACCAAATCATTTTCAATGATTGTTTTTTTCCACTTATTTTTTTTAAGCAAATCCTTATGATTGCGGATATCTTCGACCAATTTTATTTTCATCGCTTTTTCTTCTTTAAACGTATCGCTGCCCAGAGTTTCATATTTAAATAATCCACAGTACAAAATATAAAAACACCAGAATAAGGTATCTGTTTCAATAGGCAGTAAAAAATCGGATTTCTTTTCCCTATTAGGCTTAGTTTTCTTTTTTTTCTTTGTTTCTTTCGGTTTTATAACAACCTGTTCATCGCCTATTATTTTCATTATATGCTTTCCTGTAAACATATAATGTTGCAATTGTGTTATACTAGATCTTGGCATTATGATCTATAAGACCCTTTACCTTTATTATCTTTATAAAACTCTTTTTTGATTTCTTCCTTATCTTTTTCAATCTTATCTAACTGCTGTTGCTGCAACTTTATATATTTAATATATTCCTTTATTTCTGAAATGATATCAATATTTAAAATAGACATATTAATAAAAACGCCATTAGAATTTTCAGTATAGTCAATATTGCCCTTTTTAATAATTTCAAGAATTCCTAATTGATGTAAATGATCCATCTCTTCTATTTTATCTCTAAGCACCGTCAATTCCGACCCGTTCATTTTTATAATCATGATTCACAGAGTTTAAGCATTTTTCTTTGTACTTATTATTATTTTTGGTCGTTTTTTCACCTTGCGCGGCGGGACAAACTCAGCAATTACTGATATATAATTATCATTAAGCTCAAACCGTATTCCAATAACACGAATTGTAATTTCATCATCCACTTTAATACTAGAAAACTCTTTACTTTTAAAGTGATGATCTCTTGCAATGAACACTACCACTGGCGACACCTCTTCCTTGGTTTCACAGCGAATTCCAGCCTTTGTTATATTCTTAGCAATAACTCTAAATCGCATCCCCTCAACTGGTCTACAAACCAAACATTCAAATACTACTGTAAATATAACGTACTTATCAGAGATAACGCCCGCTGAATAACTAAGTAGGCGTATAGAATTCGGTTTGATATATCCCTCTTTTATACATTTGCCGGAAATTGTTTCTGTCAACTTTTTTTGAATATTTTCCGCAATGTTGCTACCTACAACAGTGTAGGGAAGTTGTATTTTTTTGGTCAATACATTTTGTTGATAAATTCCCAAACCTCGTTGTTTTTTCTTTGCAACCTTGGCTTTTTTGTCGGACATGGTTATATACTACTTATATAATTTCTTAAATTATTTTTCAATTTATTATTGTCGACCCATTTTCACTATATTATTTATCAGTGTGGATATGGTTCCAAAGAACCAACGCTTGCCTTCAAACGCCGTACTATCGTAATATCTCAATAATAATTCAGATTCGATACATAATTGAAGCCCCGTTATCTTTACTTCCTGCTTCTTTTTACCCGATCCATCTACACGTTGTTTTATATCTGCATTGCCATATATAGACATTATTGTACTTTTATTCATCTTATATTTTATGGGTTGGACTCCGCGAGATAATAACTTATTCAAACGTTTAATGATTACTCCCTTTCCTTCACCTCTATCACATCTACTACCCGAATTAGTGCGCCCTTTCCCACTTAATTGTAATTCCTTGGTTTTAAATACTATAAGTTGTGCTTTAAAAAGTACCATGAATCCAATAATATCATTTATACTACTAATATCCTTTACTTGAAATTTTTCAAATAATGGTGTCACTCTATCAGCTGTGATCGCCTTTCTATTATTAATCCAACGTCCCCCTTCCCATGTAAGTATTGTATATGCAGACTTCTTTGAAGACTTGGTAAAATCTGCTAAAACGACCCCCTTCCAATTTGCAGTTGAAAGCATATACTTTTGAAAATAGTTATTTATATATGTATGTAATTGATTCGTTTCATCAGTATTATCTGTTATATATTGTAATAAGCTCGCTTTTTTTGAAAATGGCATAATATCAATTAAATGATCTATTGCTAGAGATAGTAATATATTCTTATCAATCCCATTGTACATTGTTAAATTTTTTATAGCCCATGCAGCAGACCTTGTCCAGTCTTCCTTGAAACGCGCTGTTATATATCCTGGATTTTGTAATGATCCGTACTCTCTCATTAATTCATCATATACTTCCGATTCTGCCTCCATTACCCGTTGGTCTGATTTACCTTCATTGGCAGATTGGATGTGATATTCTGGAATTTTTTCTGGCAAATTAAATACCAACTTATCCCTCTTATAATCTATAGGAATTTCTCGTTCATATCGCGTTAATGTATCAGAAGGGTTAATTTCAACTGGTGTAAACATGTAATAATTTCCTATATTAACCAATCTGCCCAGCCTTCCCAGCATATCTGTTATATATTCGTTCTTTTCTGTAACTAAATAATTTAAGGCTGTATAAATTTGATCCAAAGGATATTGTTTTATTTGTATCAAGGCTGCCACCAAAGAACTCTTCTCATAAATATAAGCTTCTTTAAATAACAACCTTATTCTTTGTAATATCTTATCTAAATTCATAATAATAAAATTTTCATTATATGTAGTTGTATCCACTTCCGCAATTTCTTGCACTCTGCTATTACAAGTATAATTACAAGTTGTAAAATCGCAAATCTGACTTCCATCCTTATCTCCTATACGATATTGAATAGCTTCGCCTGTGGATAACTGCTGTCTCACAACCTTATTGACTTTATCAACTGAAAAGTTCTGTCCTTTTCTATTCAATAAACAGTCTACCGCATTCTCTTTAAGAATACGCGTTACGGTCGCGATTTTTCGCGCCTTCTCCTCAGCCAACCGATAAATATACATATCCACTGCTTCTACGTCTACCGGTAACCTTGTCCCATATAGAAAAATACTAACATTTCTTGATTCGTATGGTAGTGCGCAATGACTAAAATTTCTAACTGCCCTACCAATAATCTGATCCTGTCTATTCAAGTTATACCACGGATCTAAAATATGTGTTTGCCGAATATTCTGAAAGTCTAATCCCTCAGAACCCGCGCGCGATACAATAATTACCTTTACCTTCTCTCCATTTATATTTAAAGGTCCTGTCGCCGCCTTCAATTCAGTTCTAACATCATGCGTTAAATTCTTATCACCAGTTATCATAATATACTTAGCTGGTTTAAACGCTTTTCCAGGAACAGCGGGCTGCATTGTCAGTGCATCTATAGGCGCTGTGGGCGCTTTTGCAAATAATGATTTACCCGAACCATACCGTGTAATACCCATCTCTTCTAATGCTAACGCTATTGGTACGGCTCCCCCTGAGATATATTGTGAATATATAAACACAATTCCCTTAGATCTTAATACTGAATCGCATATATATGCTATTTTCGCACTATAATTTCCAATGTTCTCTGGAGCAAATATTCTACCAAAACTCTCCAATGTTCTATCATCGTAACGGAAATTTGAAGTGTACCTTTCATCATATCTCATTACCCGATCCAATCCTCGTTTTCCATATAAATAGGTATAAAGATCCCTATCCTTTGATGTCTCAAGCTCTGTATGTGGATAAATCATATTTAATGCCTGAAGAGGAGGCTCTAATACAGTATACGATAATCCCTTTTTAGGATCTATCGCCCCCTTTTTCTCGCGTCGGAGAGAATCCAGTATAAAATTATAACCTTTATTTTGATAACTGCCAATATCTGTAATTGTTAAATCCAATATATCAATAGGTGCCACAATTGCAGCGCCATTTACTTGTACCCTGGGGTAATTCCATTCATTCGTTTGTAGTAATGTTAATGATGAACGCGGATTCCCAGCTTCGCGAGGATATATACTGTAAGGGAATGTAAAGGGATTATTTCCCCTAACATATGAAACATAACCAATTATTTTTTGTATTAATAATTCTTTACCCACTTCGGTACCATCATCGCTTTGTAAGAAATTACCATTTCTATCAAAAATCTCCTTATCTTTAATAGGGAACCTTTTGTCATTCAAATTCAATAGATTTAATAACCATATAATTTCTGAGTAGCTGTTAAACATAGGCGCTGCAGACAAAATTAATAACTTTAAATTATCGGTATTCGCAACCAACTGTAACATATTTTCAGAACTGGGTTTAATATTACCATCATCCGTTATACGTAAATTATGAACTTCATCTATTACAAGCATGCGGTTAGAGAATTCTTTTTTTAAAGCTCTTTGCCTCTTACTTGCTGCAACTTCAGGACTATCGCCCGCTAAAGTTGTTCGATCCATTATACGAGTTATATAATTGGAAAATTCAATGTATCCTTGAAAATGGTATGATTGCGATATAATACGTTTAATCTGCCTTACTACCCTTCCTCTGTCCAAACCCTTCATGTTCATAGGATTTATTTCCTTCAAAAACTTATTCCCGGTACAAGCTTTAATGTTCCATAACCCATTAACTTCCTTCAGTTTACGTTCATCAAATAATTGGATTTTAAAATTCTCTTGAACAGCAGGCGAAGCTACAATGATTATTCTTTTGGTAATGCCTAGTTGATTTAAATAAGTCCGCATTTCTTCGCATACCGATATTGCAGAGCATGTTTTTCCGGTACCAACTCCATGAAAAAGAAGTAGTCCATTGTAAGGAGTTTGGAAAGACAAAAAATTCCTAACAAACATCTGGTGAGGCGCCAATTCAAATTCTGTATTATCGCATAATTGCTGCGCAATTTCCTTAATGTTATTAAATTCTTCAGGCGTCTTTTCTTCATATCGGCTGTCATAAAACTCCTTTTTTTTAGTTATCTTCTCATTGAAATTGGGGTCTTCTAAAATAGGATATAAATACTTATATTCTTCTTCATGTTCTCCAATAGAAGTACGGTCTTCACCCTCCATGCAGCGAAGGAGTGATAGATCGTCCGCATTTTCCATATTTAAATTTCGTTTATCCTTAAATTCAGCTTTTAATTGATCGCAACTCTTCTTGATCACTATTTTTGCTTTTCTGCGTTTCACTTTCTTCATCGTGCTTAATTAATATATTATGAGATTAATCTATATTGTTCCAGAGTTTTATTGATATCTGAAAACATTTTTAGTTTTTCTATATTATAGGGACGGATGAGGGCAGAGGCTTCATTATAACTTGACCATTTCATATCACTCACTTCACTTTTCTGATAATTTGCAGTAGTATCGGGTCCATTATATTTTGCAATATAATACTTGTGTTTATATGTCTTAAAATTTGATCCCATGAATATTTCTTCAAATGGCGACACATTTGTAACAAGATCCATCATATCTTTATCATATCCCGTTTCCTCATTAAATTCTCTGAATGCACATTTTACATCAGATTCCTGATAATTACGTCTACCTTTTGGAAATCCCCATTCTGGGGTCCCCCACGCTGTTTTACTATCCTTTATTAATGATTCTAAATCATAATTCCCTTCATCATACATTTGTATTCCACGTTTTATTTGAGTAAATTTATCATGAGCATGCCTCTCTTCATTCCTATATTGAACGCCAATAAACTCGCCCCATAAATGTTTCCAAAGTGTCTTAAAATCTTTATTCAGTAACATTTCCTTTTCTTGTACAGTCATTTCATCGATTAGATTAAGAATATATTCTTTATTGTAAAGCGGGTATTTTCCGCGCAAAAATTCAATAAATCCAAGGCTATCCTTCCTACAGATTAACAAATACTGTATTCCCGCCTTTGTTAATCTGAAAGCTACAATGCCTAGACTTATAATGGGCAGTTTACATGCATTAAAGACGTGACCTTGTTTTCCGCAATTATTACAAAAATGATATGTACGATGCCGATTCATATTATTATTATGTTCATAACGTCTACTTTTTATGTTCATTTGTTTATATAATGCCTCTTAATCCAGATATATGGCTTCCACATTTTTATTTTACCTTGCAAACTATATCGGTACTATATCCAAAATACCCAAATGATGTTACTAAAAAGAAATACTATGATACAATTCACAATTTACCGCTTTTTTTTCCTATGAAACCAATGGGTGCAGAATTTTCTAAACTCTTAGATAAATTTCCAGTTACACCATATTTATCATCACGTGAATCGTTTATGAAATGGGTGCATTTCATTATTGATAAATTAAATGCAAGGATGGGATGGGAACAATATGATTTTTACGATAGTTTAGAAAAATACTATGAGGCATACAAACCAAAGGAACTAATAGATAAAGAAAAATTTAAAAGAAGAAAGCAGTACATTATAATTGGAATCGTCGCCTTCCTTGTACTAAGTATTGTGTATATGCTCAAATCCTAATATAATTTAATGTTCAAATAACATATAGATGCGTGCTGATTTACTAGTCCTAGGCATAACAGTATTTTTAATATTTAACACATATCATGATGGAAAGTATACCAAAATGTTTCAAATTAGTAAAAAATATATGCAAATGGCACTCTATGGTTTTGTTGGGCTATCATTGTTCTTATTTATTAAAAAGAACCCTGAGGGGTCCAAAGGAATGTTTGCTCATGCAAAT